CTAATACAACATAAGCAATATGATTAAGTTTATATGATTCTTGTGCGCCGTATGAATAACCGAACTTCTTGAATAGTTCTAGATAGTCAAGTTGTTCAATACCTTTAATATTGTAGGCATCTTCAGTACGACCTTGTCTTGTGATTTGTTGATACTCAACCATACCCCAAGGAGAGAATCTTTTGATTGCATCTACATTTAAGATCTTTGCAGTACGATTGATTAGATATGGTACATCAAAGAATCGTGTATTCCAACCTGTAATAACATCAGGACAACGATCTTCATTGGACCAAAAGTCAAGGAATAGTTTTAATAGACTTGCTTCATCGCGACATCTACGATAGACAACAGGTTTAATCAGAGATTTTTCTTCATCAAATTCTCCATAACCCCATACGTAATAAGTGTCATCTTTACTTGACTTGTATGTAATAGAAAGAATACGTTGAGAAGCTTCGGCCGGTGTAGGGAAGCCATCTTCATATTCTGTTTCAATATCAAATGTTCCAACATTAATCCACTCACGTTTGAAGTTTATATCGTGTGGAAAACGTTGAGTAATGTATTGATGGATATAATTGGGCGTGCCATAGATGTATCGACCAGAAACATCTTTGTTCTGTTCTAGCCAGTTTCTTGCATCACGCATGCTATCCATCTGAACAGGCGCGACTACTTTACCATCAATTGATTTCCAACCTACATCACGTTTACTTTGTACGTAAAATGTTGGTTGAAATTTATTTATTTTCTTATAGATCCTTTTACCGTGTTCATCATATCCACGATAAAGAATTGAATTGCCATAACGGACTACAGATGTATAAAAACTCATAATATAATTATATCATAGTTTACTCTAAAAGTAAACAATTATTTACTAAAAAAGCCCGCACTTTGGCGGGCTCTATTCATTAGCTTAATAGAAGCTCCGGAGAACCGGTTTGGATTTTAATTTGACGAGGTTTAAGTTCCTCAGGCACAATACGTTCTAATCCAATTGCTAGAATACCATTTTGCATGGCAGCACCTTTAACTTCTACATGATCAGCAAGTTTAAATTTACGATCAAACTTACGCGCTGAAATACCCTTATGAGCATACTCACGTTCGTCTTCACCTTCTTTCTTACCAACAACTGTTACATAACCATCTTTAGCTTCTACAGTAATTTCATCTTCAGCGAAACCTGCAACAGCTAATTCAATAGCCCATTTGTCATCGTCTACTTTAATCAAGTTATGTGGTGGGTAAGTTTGTGGTGTAGAGAATTTATCAATCTCATCAAATAATCTATCAAATCCTACAAAAGACGCTGGGAACAGCGAATGAATATTGCTTATTGTCATAATGACCTCCTTATATTAAGCAAGGTTTAAAAAACGGACCCGAACCATTTCGGCATCCATATTATATATAATATTATACCATAGTTTTGTGAAAAAGTACAATATTATTTTTTGTATTTAAATATAAATTTAGAAAATATAAAACTTCTTGCAATACCAAATACCATAAAGATAAGAGCTAAAGCAATATTATCTAAAATATCTATGTGTATATCAAATAAAGGAAATACTGTCCATTGAATTAATATTGATAATAAAAATCCAGTTCCTATATCAATTGTTCTATGAATTAAATGTTGCCTATTTGATATATTCACAATCCTAATGATTTACCAATAGTATCTTCAAGTTCTTTTAATGATACAGTATTTTGTTTTGCTTCCATTACTGATCTTTTTGGATTCAGATTAAATTTCTTTTCAAACCAAAAATTAATAGAATCAAATGTATCAATTAACCAACGGAATATTTTTCTTTTCTTAATCAAAACAATTCCCTCTCTGTTAATATTTTAAATTCCATATTCTTTTCAATACCATATTCATTAGCAGCTTTCCATTTAGCTTTATTTACTGCATAAGTTCTTTGGAAATATGGTTTGATTTCGATAATAATAGTTCTATCAGTATTTGTTTTGATTACAAAATCTGGATAGTAATTATGCCATCTATTATCTTTTGGTGAGATATATGGAATGTGTAATTCTTCACTAGACCACTCAGTGATCTTTGGACTTCTATCACAGTATAACATAAACCTTCTTTCCCACATTGAACGGTAAGTTATCTTTTTAATATTACCGTTATATTTCTCTGGATTACTAGGTTTATATCTTCCTCTTATTGCTGTATTCTTATGTGTTGCCAATATTATATTTAGGACAAAGTTCCCATTCATTTTTCTCTCTGAACGGAATAATCTTTATCTGTCTCAATGGTGCTAATGGTTTAGCATTCTCTGGATTATCAATCGTAATTAAACCCCAATCACTCATTAACTGAGCAATGGTATTTCTTCGTGCCACATCATTCTCTTCTAAGTTAGATTTCTTTCCATCTAATAGAAATAACTCTTTGAAGTGTACTATAAAGTACCTACCTTGTTTATGTAAGATATGACAAGATTGATATAGTTTATTATCTTTTCGTGAGGCGACACCTATGCGTGTCAACGTCTCCCTGACCTTTAGGAAATCATCTGGTTCATTTAATGTAACCTCTAACATTGAACCAGGTGTCCATTCAATTATATTATTTTCTTCCACCTTTATTAACCTTTTTCTTCAATTCAATAATCTGATCGGGAGTTAATAGTTTACAAGCCTGGCGAGCTTTTTCGTTGCTATAGCCATAATATTGTTTTACTACTTCCACGTCATCAGAGCTTTCGGGTTTAGCCCATTTGGAGAAACGTTTTTTCTTCCTGACTATATTTATAAAAAAATGAAATTGTAGAAGGTGGTCAAGGTGGTGATTCTTGTTCATTTCATTTGCAAACAAGACTGTATCTTGGAAATAAGATAAGCCTCTGTTTACCATATAGGGAACATATTGTTTCTCTGTTATATCATCAACTATTAGATCTTCTTTAGAATAGTTGATTGCATTTAAAAAATCAAAAGGGCTAAGCGAGTTCGACATTGGCCATAATCTCCGTCATACATGCAACTACATTCAATTCATGGTCCGCAACAAATGCATTCTTGTATTGATAATCAGCAAGAATAAGAACAAGTTGTGGAATTGAATGAGATGCAACTTTATCATTCATCCTATCATAGATTGCTCTAAAGATAGCACTTGCATCTGTATCTATATTAGATGCAACCCACGAACGCATAGCTTTAAAGTCTTTTGCTTTAAGATGTTTGAAAAGATCATCATAGTTATCTAGTTTGTCTGTTACAACTTCTAGACTACCACTGATCGAGCCACGTTGAAACTCATTTAAGATTCGTCTCCAATCAGGAGCGAATTTCATAATAATATCTGCTACAGTATTTTTATTATATGAAACATTCTCGGCATCAAGAATCTCTGTAGCGCGTTTCATAAATTGTCCTGCAAGACTTGCAAGATCTTTTTTAGTCGTATTAAATTCATATACACCACAACGTGAATGTAATGGTTCGATAATACGATTCTTAAAATTACATGTTAAAATAAATCGACAGTTATTGGCAAATTCTTCGATGAAACCACGAAGCGCTGGTTGTGTTGACTGTGGATTTAAATAGTCTGCTTCATCAAGGATCACAACCTTATAGCCACCTTGTAATGAAACAGAAGATGCGAACTGCTTAATCTTGCCACGTAATGTTTCAATGTTACCTTCTTCGGATCCATTGATGATTATATAATCTAAGCCAAGTTGGTTACATAGTGCTTTGGCTACGGTGGTCTTACCTAGGCCAGCTGTACCGGTAAACAGCATGTTAGGCAGTTCGCCAGACTCTACAATCTTAGAAAAAGTTTGTTTAAGAGAATCCGGTAAAATAGTTTCTGATATAGTTTTAGGTCGATACTTCTCAACCCATAAAAAGTCGTTTGACATTCACTTCTCCATAATATAAAAGTGCGGGGATTTTCACCCCGCTGGAACTAAGCTTCGGCTTCAGTATCAGCCATTGCTTTTTCTTGCTCAAGATTTTCAACTAATTGAATCACTTGAATGCACTGGTCGCGAAGACCACCAATAGTAGATAGTTCTTCACCTTTAAATGCGCCACGCTGTGTCATGGCATCAATTACTGCAACAGTAGATCGTGCTGCTTTATTTGCTAACTCTGTTAGCTGATCAGTTGTTTCTGACATATTATACTCCGTACGTACTTGTTTTTTCTAGTGCAATCCAATATTTAACTGGAATGCTCTTGTTTGCAAACTCTGAAATAAGTTTGGATGAGATCTTAACTTCATAATCACCAGGAATAATCTTAAGATTAGAAATGCTAAGATTGAATTTAAATGTTGCACCTTCTGGATAATCTCCATCGACGTCAATAGAGAAAGCATTAGATGTAGCATTTTGTGAATCAACAACAGATAAATTTAATACACCATCTTGACCTGTAATAGAAACTTCAGTATGACCAAGAGCACCAGCGGCTTTCTTAATCTTATTGAGTGTATCATTGTCAAGTGTGAATGTCACTTCTGGATCAGGCATATTAATATCTTTTGTTGGGACGGTTAAAGTCTCTTCAGCTGAGAAGAAATATTTAACACGAGATCTACCAGATGAATCAGATACGCGAATGTATTCATCTTCAAATTGTAGATTAGGGGTATCGACGAGACCCAAAACGCCGATAAATTCGTTTAGATCATAGATTCCCATATTCTTAGGGAAGGTCTCTGCAACTTCGGCAGAAGCCAGCACGTTACGTGCCTCTGAGATAGTTTTGATTTGATTACCAGATCTTACAAGAATATTCTGATTGATACCAGAGAAGTTCTTAAATACTGATAGAGTAGCATCACTTAGTTCCATTTTTCACTCCAATTAAACATAATATATTATTATAACATAGTTTGGTACAAAAGTACACAAATATTTATACCATTTTTGAGAAATTTTTCTCTTTTATAAATTCTAATTTGTGTTTGAATTTACCATCAAGAATTTCTCCCTTATGAGATATTACGAACACGTTAGTATCATCACCAAGTGTATGTAGTATCTTAAATAAGTTTTCAATACCAGCTTCATCTAAACTTGAATCAAATGTTTCATCAAGAATTAATAGATTAGTTGCTACTGAATTTTTCTTCTTAGCAATCTGTCTCCATGTAAACAACAGTGCTAAGTCAATACGTTGTTTCTCACCTTCTGAAAAAGAATCATATGAGAAATCATCTCTATGTCTAGACTTAATAGTTTCATTAAACTCTTCATCAAGATTAAATGAGACATAGAAATCAAGTATTTGTAAGTATTGATTGATAAGCTGATTCATTACAGGTAGATATTGTTTAATGATTTTTGTCTTAATACCTGTATCTTTCAGCATCTCACCAATAGCAGATTTATATGAATAGATCTCACCTTCATTAAGTTTATCATCCATAAGTGTGGATAACTCTTCTTTAATTTCAGTAAGATCTGCATTTGCTTTATTTAAATCTGCAGAAACTGTATTGGCTAAATCATCTCTGAGAGACTGTATTTGTCCTTGCAACTTACCGATTTGGTAATTGTTAGAATTAATGTTTTGCTGCCATTCTTGTACTTCGGAAAGCAATTGATTGAGTTCTGAAATATTCGATTCAACATCAGCTGATTCTGTAGTGATGCGGTCCATTGCTTCTTTAAGTTCTTTGGCTTTATTCTGTGCTTCGAATAGTTTTTTGTCTCTAAGATCCGTACTAATATCTTGTGAACACGTGGGGCACGATTCATTTGTTTCATAAAACTTTGCATCTTTCGTAATCGTAGCCATTTGAGTTTTGAAAGTTGCACTGTACGATATGAGATT